CTTGTCGCCGAAGTGGCGAACGCGGATTTCGGTAATAGGGATTTCTTCGTATTCATAAGGAACGTCATCTAGATACATTAGCACTTCTTCCAGGTTATGAACTTGAGTTTCGCCGACAGCCCTGTATATATGTTGCTCTCAACCAGAGCTCTGACATCTACACCAGCCAGCACCATATCGTTGATATCCTTCTGCTCTACAGTCTCTGGGTAGATGACGATAGAATATCCAGCGTCAACAGCCTTACCGATCTGCTTGACGATGTCTTTGTTTCTTGGCTCATTATCGAATACCAGCACAGTATCGGCTGACTTCAGATGCTCTGCAGCACCGCAAAGATTACTATCGCCACTGGCAACACAATTAGGAAGAAAGAACGAATCGAACTGGCCTTCGACGACGTATATCCGATCTTTCTTTTGCACTCGTTGCAAGCCAAAGAGTTTCTTCTCATCTTTAATCTTTACCGTGATATAACGCATTTTGGTATTACCCAGTGCGCGACCAGCTACGTTGGTCACCTCACCAGACTCATTTTTATATAGCAGAACAATACGATCATCGTCAGGAATATCTTCCTTTCCATGATCTGGGAACTGTTCGTCTAGGAATGTCTTGAACTTCTCGGCATACAGGATCTCGTCCCAATACTCAGTTGGGATCTTGCGCGACTCAATATACTTGCGCGCATAATGCTCTGGTGGCAACTCAGAGATTGTAGGCAGAGCTACCTTCTTCTCAGCCTCCGCAAATCGAGCGAAGGCATTACCCTTTAGTTCTTCGAAGTCGGGTTTCTTGACAGGTGCATGCTTGGAAGCTCCAGCTGAATAACGCTCGAGTGTGTATTGTCGGTGCGAATGCGGATCAATATCTTTGAGGAAGTTAGCGAAAGTAATGCTAACACCGCAGTTATGGCAACGATAGAAATAATCGTTGCTTTTACGATAAACATAACCACGCGCTTTAGACCTGTTCTTGCGCGAGTCATTGCAAAATGGGCACCTGAAATTATACAGGTCACTATTCTTCTGCTTGAATAGCTCAAGTTTGTGGGAAACATGACCCAAGAATTTTCTGTCTATGTATACGCTCATACATCATATTATACCGCATACTAGATGAAATAGCAAGTGACTATTTCCAAACCTTTACGATCGTGGAGATTACGAATCCAACGACCGCTGACGCTCCAACAACAAACCAGCGCCACTTATTCAGATCGTCTATCTTGGCTTGCTCAACCTGATGCTGAGCTTTCATATCTGAGCGCAACTTACTCATCTCGTCCATGAGTTTAGACTCAAGGTGTTCTATTCTAGAATAGACATCCTTTAGATCTTCGTTTGTATCTGATCTTCTGTCTTCGATCATTCTTTCCAGCTTCTCTAAAGTAGCGTCGAACTTATCGTATATTACAGAGAAGAAGCTGATCTTCTCTCTCATCGCTGCCATTTCAGATTCTATTTTAGCTAGACGAGATTCGACATCCATTCTACTTACCCTTTCTTTCTAATGGTTCTTGTTGGGGTTTGGTAGTATTTATACTATTGTCAGTTTTAATGACCCAGTCCTGCAGACTGATTAGTTGTTGGGCGTTCTGGAGGCACCTTGAGTAGTTGGCGACGACTGTGGCAAGGGCTTGATTGTCTCTAACGTCTGAGGCGGTCGCATCAGAACTTCTGGTGGCTTCGGGAATACCAGATGTGGCTGCCTGGTCATGGAGGTACACCCAACCATTAGACAGGTTATACTGACTAGGCACATTGTTGCTAGCTTGATTGAGGAACACATACTCTTTCTCCTTCACTACCTGAATCTTGTCTACGAACTCTGTGACTATCTTTTCCTTCACATTTGCCTGTTCACGTTCCAACTTGATCGCTAGATCGTTCAGTTTGGACTCATACTTTGCAATCTCAACTTCAGCCTGATCGCTTCCTTTCTTATACCCATAAAAGAACACACTAGCAACAATTAGCAGTAGTGCTATAACCTTGTACGGAAATGGTATAAAGGGAATCATACAGGGCACCAAGACTTCTTAGCATCGCCAAAGTATTCTCTGGCAAGACCATTCTTAATCAGTTCAGTACGGAGGCTCTTGCCATCCACGATAATGTCACCAAGAACTCTGCCGCCAAACTTGTCCCACTCTTTAATGTCAACTTGAATCTTCTTGCCTGAGGCAATCATCTTGTTGGTAAATTGAGTTGCTGAGGTTCCCTTCTTGGCTTCAGACTCACACTGGGCGCGCCCACCCTTTTCTGGGGTGTCTACGCCATAGATACGAATCTTGATTGTATCACCTAGTTCTTTAGGGAGCCAATCAGCTTGAACTTCAACAGTGTCTCCGTCTACAGCACGAACGATCTTCCAATCATACGCTGCTTGAGCAACTGGAGCAAATAATAATGCTAACAGTAGAATCTTTTTCATGTTACGAATCCTGGCATGTATACTGTCTTTCCCTTCACCCTGACAGCAGTAAGGATTTGTTTTCTATTGGCTCGTTTGTTTGTATAACTACAATGAACCCAACCTGAGTTTGGTCCTTCTTTTGGATTGTAGAACTCCAAGATTATTTGATCAAAGTCTCTGTTCTCCGCAATCCACTTCGCAACCGTTGGGTTGGGTATTCCAGCGATCTCAAAGTCAACAGCTTCACCATTGCAATGCTGAGACTTCGCTGATCCACCAACTGCCTTGTTCAAAGCTGGTCCGCGATACCCAGAGTTAATCGTGACTGGTTGCTTAAAGTGTATTCTTACTGGCTCCAGTATATGCAAGCAAACCAACCTGAGATTTTCCAAGTGCTCGTACTTCGGCATATTGTCTATGCCTCTACGAATAGCAGTTTCAGACCATGTCAGTTCTTTCAGACTAAAGTTTGGTGATAATCTCATGATTTTTTACTCGATAAACTAATTCCACCTATCAATCCAACGAACGCGCCAATCACAGTGCTGAACGCTGGTCCAATTATTTCAAATATTTTATCATTGCTAACTGAGTCGATAAAGAATCCATATAGCATAACGACAGTCACGGAAACGCAGATTAGAGCAAGAGTGATGACAGTGATTAAAAGAATCAGGTCGATTACCTTGTCTCTATCTGGAATCATTACGCAATCTCATCATCAGAGAGTTTTGGCTCTTCTGGCTTCTTCTCCTCTGGTGATTTTGGTCCAAGCATAATACCAGAGAGAATACCAGTCAAGAAAGTAGCAATAGGTGTGATGAGTTTGAAGAACTCAGCATCGTTAGGAGACTGTACACCAATTGGTTGAGTGACGAATATCAGGGAGTACAGAACAACGAATACGATACCCGATAGCGTTAGCGCCAAACATATGCCGATAGTGAACCGCAGTCTGGCTTGCAATTCTTCGGCTGTATAACGATTCTCACTCATTTACTTCTCCTTCAATTGATTCTATCACTTCACTCGTAGGTGCTTCCATCTTCAGCATACGATTCATCCCATTCGTTTCTTCGTCTGGGTTGTCTGGGACAACCTCAGTGATTTGTTCGACCTTATCTTCAGACAAATCTTTATTGATTAGATCTTTCGTGCACTCACCATTGAGTTCGCACAATGGAGGATTACACTCTGCTTTGCCAAAGTTCTGTGGATCTTGGCAAGGGTATCTAAAATGTCCATCACAAGAAGTCAACAAAAACATAGCGAGAGCTACAGCTACTCTCATTTTGGTTCCTTATTGGTTGATTTGTGATACAGTAATCAATGCCGCAGGAGATCTTGGGCTAAACGCAGTGGCAGCACTAGCCAACAAACTCACGCTAGTTTTATCCGCTGCAACCATCAATTGCACTTGATCGCCTGGTTGCATAGAAACAGTATAAGATGCGTGCGGAACAGCTTCGCCACCATTACTTTCGATAGAAAATCTCAAGGCAGTGTTGGGCTGATCAACATTATTTTTTCTAATCCACATATAGACATATGTTCTACTTGAGTTTGACGATGTTACGTTGTAGTTCACATCATACTTAAACAATCCATGATAGTCTGATATAATATCGTTGTTTGCGCCTATGCGGTGACCGCTGGCGAAATTGACAGTATCAATATTAACCGTGTATGCAGTAGACGCGTCTGTTAATGGTTGATTGTTTGTGGCAGAAAATGATCCGTAATAGAGTCTAGGTCTGATTTCTGGGCGAACAAGGAGTTCACCGTCTGTTACGCCAACTTTCGTCACGGCAGCAATAGTAACAGCAACATTAGGAGCAGTCGGCTGGTCTTTCGTCAATGCGCCAGCAATACCTGGATGAGCAAATAGAATATCACCCACCAACCAAGTTTCGCCGACAGAAGTTCCCGTTGTGTCTATTTCTCTGACTTTACCGAATGTAGTAGCTCTGCCAGTATCATTGTTGGCTAGACTCTCAGTCATCACACCAATAGTGTAGACAGGATTAAACGTAGAGTTTGCGGTTAGTGGTCCAGCAGTAGGATTTGCTCCACCATTAATTCCAGTAAATCGAACAACTGTACCAGAAGGAAGAACACTACCCGTTATATTCTTGACTCTAATATAATTTTCTAGACCAACCTGAAGCGTCGTTCCGTCTGGTTGATGTACATCCATACATTCTTCAGCAGGATTCCAAGAAATAGAACCATCTGGTGGATCTACGTCTGGTCCATTTGTGTTGAACTTTAGGTACTTTACATCTTCTGGGTGCTGATGATCATCTAGATCAAGGAATCTAACAACACCAGTACCACCACTACCCCATGACATTGTACCAAGTTTCTGTACGATGTCAGCTATCTGTTTGCGCAAGCCTTCTATCTCTTTAGATTGCAGATCTGGTATTGCAGACTTGGCAAACTTTGGACTTGATATTGCTGCTACAGTTTGCTTGATCAGTTCCTGTTCTTTGGGAACTATGTTAGTCTTAGCAGGCTTGGGTAGTTCTTCCTTAAGAATAGGAATCGAAGGTTGTATAGGCTGAATCTCTTTGAGCCTGAATAGGTTCTCGATTAAAGCTTCTTCTTTGCGGATTGATTCCTCTAATGCCAGATCGGGTTGCCCCATGTTTCTGGACATTCTTGCAAGAAGTTTCTTTTCATCTAGTGACTTCACAGCTTCCTCACGGTCTCATCTTTTCTTTGAACCCGAGCAACTTCTTTCTTCGTAGCATCGTAGAAGTACGAACTGGAGTCAACTCTGGTGGGTCAGCCGTAGGCATACCAGCAATCGCGCCAGCACCTACGCTCATCTGCTCTTTGATCTTCTTCAGTGCGCGCAGTCGAAGATTAGTATTGATGTTGGTAGCCTTGATAGGAATGGCGCCACTACCTGGGCCAGCTACTGGTAGCTCATCCATTTCAGTTAAATCGTTTGACATCTTTACTCTCTTTCGCTATAATAGACTATGTCGTTCTTAAAGGGAACGTAACATATTTGCCAGCTTGACGTCAATGGGTATATCGCTAGAGATAATATCCTTCCCATTAATTCCACGAACCTTCTCGGGCATCCTTTTCAAATACACCAAGAAGGTCTTAAGAGCCGAATAGTCCTGCTCGTCAATCTTGAAAAACAATAACCTAGTTCCCGCTTCCTGCCCGAACACATTGTACATCATAATGATATGATTCAGCACCAAGCTCTGCTTCAGATCTTCTGTTTTCCTATATCTTTGCAGAAGCTTTTTAATATAAACGAAGACGCGATACTCACTAGTAAATTCGCTCTTGACGTAATTGAGTCCTTCGTATGACTTAATCGCGTAAATTAGAGCATTGTCTTCGTTCAAATTATCAAACATACTTATGCGTATTCGTCAGTGTTCCCGCTGTCATCATCTCTACGAGCAGGAGGAGTCCATTCGCGCTTGGCTGCGTCTAGATCTTCTTCCTCGTCTGATTCTTCACCATTCATCTCTACTAGATCATTTAGTTCGTCTTCATTGACGATCTGAGCATAGCCTTCTACCAGTCCATCGTGCAGATTGTGTACGATGTACAGATACATGTTGCTCTCGCCAAGCGTGTATACTGTCTCGGCTTCCTGGCTCAACATTGGCATCACATAGTTTGGTGGTAGAACAACGCCGAATCTTTCTAGCGTGCCACGAACGGCATTAATAAAGATTGCGCTATTTGGAAACGGATCTTCCGTAACTGCTTCTAGTGCATCATTTAGGTTATCTAGATGCTGCATCATAAAATCAGTGTCCATATCAATATGGAGTTCTTCTGATTCGTTTAGATATTCTTTGAACTTTAGCATTTAGTTTACCTTCTTATCTGCGAATTCGTTGTGTCCACTATCGCCACCCTCTATAGGGCTGTTAGAGCCATCGTTTCCTTTAGTCTCTAGTGATGGCTCAGTATTTATTTTGTTGACAGACTTCTTCGCATCGACCAACTTACGAACAGTTCTTTTGGCCTTGCTAGGCATAGGCTCTACAGTATCTGTAACGCCTGCTGTCTCTGGCACACCAGCTTCTCTAATCACTTGCTCTTTCTGAATTACAGTATGGTGCACTCCACGGCCACCTTTGTTCACAGTAGGAATTCTCTGGATTGGTTTTTCTAGCTTAACACCACGAGACACACCCATTTTCATTGCCGAAGAAGTTCCTTCCTCTAGCTCTGAGTGGAGATAGTTGGAAGCAGTAGAGATGTAGTCTTCGGCCAAAGTGATCTTAGACTGAACCCACTCTGGAAGATCAGTGTCGGGTTCTAGTTTATCTAGGATAGCCTGAGAGTTACGAATAATGCTACGCAACTGAGACATGGCCATGTCGCCTTCATAGCCATACTCGCCTTCGTCTTCAGCTGATTTGGGTTTAATTGCCATTCTTCTTACCACCTCTGGCAGATTTGATTCTTGCCTTGACTACATCGCCATAGGTAATCTTCTTTGGATCGCCATGATGAGCAGCTAGTTCTTTTTCTTTATCTGTTGTTGGCGTAGAACCTTCGTGGCTTGATTCCTCAACCTGCTCTACTTCTTCCTTCATACCCTTACCTCTCTTGGCCGCATAGTATGCGCCTAGAGCCATGTTCTTTCTTTCTTCTTTGGTCTTGCCAGAGAATTTAGGATTGTTCGAACGTACGAAGTCATGAATCCATGCTGAGGCAGGATCAGAAGCAGATAGTTTTTCTTCAATGTACTCGACTTCTTCAGACTGCATCTGGTGAGGTGCAGTTGCTGATACGCGGAACTTGTGAACTTCACCATCGTGTCTTATGTGTACATGCTTGCCGTCGTTCTTGATGACCTTACCATTAGTGAGTTTATCGCCATCCTTTGAACTGTAAAAATCGGTAGTATTGCCAGTCTTCATAGAAGCATGATTTGCCATGCTAGGATGCATAACACCATCTGTTGCGAAATCGCGATGGTTTACTCTTGCTTCTTCAATCTGCTCTACTTCTTCGTTAGCAAGACTCTTTAGGTTATCTTTGACATCTTGTTTCGAATACTCACCGCCAGTAATTTTTGATATACGACGAGCATATTTGTTAGTCTTTGCTTTATCTCTGGCAGTTGCACCAACAGCAGCCTTGACGTCAGAAGACTTTGGTGTTAGTGCAGCCTGGGCTGAAGTAAAGCTGTGGCGAGAATTTACCTCATCGACTTGCTCAACTTCTTCATTTGTGGCTTTCTTATTATCATAATGGGCCATAGCTTCTACGTGCGATTTTCCAGCTTCTATCATTTTAGCAGCATGTTTTGCTCTTTCAGCTGCACCAGCGAAAGTAGCTGCGTCTTTCTTATTCTTCGCATACTTTGCATACTCAGCATGACGATTCGCAATTGTATTGAAGAAGGTAATGAATGGAGAGTCTTTAGCTTCGTCAAGCTCAACTTCTTCCTTCTTCATAGCAGCAATTTCTTCGCCAGTCTTACCCATGTACTTCTTGCGAAGTTTTGCGGCTTTGATATTTGCGTCAACTTTTTTCTTCAACTCAGGATCAGCACGAAGCATCCAACCTGGTCTGTGGTTTCCCTTGCCTGTGTAAGCAGCTTCTTCGAGCTCAACTTCTTCTCCATACATCTTTATTGCAGATTTTGCATATGCTTGCAATTGTTTTCTGGCATTCTTAGGATTTTTAAGTTTGTTAATATGCGCCTTTGCCCTAGACAAATACTCACTTCTTGCTTGCAACTTGTCGATCTTTCCATGTGTTTTTGGGAGTATAGTTCCATCAGTATCATAATTATGTGCAGCAGGATTTTCTCTCCACTTTGCAGCTTCATCAACCGACTCAACTTCTTCGTTGGCTCTCTGAAGCGCAGAAGAAACTTCTGGATGATCAGCAAGATTTTCCATACCATGCTTCTTGCCCAAAGCCTGAATAGCCTTGTATGCACCAGTCATGTTGCCTTCTTTGTAACGCTTTCCAAAAGCAATACCCTTGGCTTGTCTGACTAGATCGGCATGTAGCTCGCCCATCTTACCTTCTGAGATATCATCCATTTGTGTTTCCTCTATTTCTTCTTTGTAGTGGTGCATTCCATAATGCTGATCTAGATAGTCGTCGTGTCCCTGATCATCTGGATCTTCAGTAGGAACGTCAAACTTGGCAGCAGCCTTGGCTCTTCCTGCAGCTGATCTTGACTTCTTAGCTGCTGCAGCAATTAACGCTAGTCTATCGACAGGTTTTTGTGGTGCAGCTTTAACAGCTTTTGGCTTCTTTTCCCTTACTGGTTTGGCTGCTTTCGCTGCCGCTGCTGCTTTTCTCGCTTCAGCATCTTTTCTTGCATGCTGTTCTGGTGTTAGCGGAGCAATAGTATCTCTTGGAGCAGCGTCAGCGTTTCCACCTTCTCCACCAGTTGCCGTTCCTCTGGTAGCACCATAAGCCTTGAGACCCTGGGCTTCTGCTTTCTTAGCCTTTTCGCGCTGAGCAGCAGTATTAGCAGATTTCGACTTTGCTACTGATGTAGTCAAGTGAGGTGGCATCTGGTCAGGAGCATTCTTATTGTACCATGCTCTCTGGCTAGTCAGTGACATCTTGTGAAGTAGTGGTGGAACTTTTACAGCCATTTTAGTTAAACCTTATTTAAGAAGTGAGTCTAGCATCCAGCCCAGTTTTCTATGAGCCGAGATCATTTCATCTAGGAAATTAGCGATGTCTGAGAATCCACCCTGTTCGGCAGTTCTGCGGCAGACTCCAAGGCCAATCATGATATTGTCATTGTCAGCCTTGAGTGCGCTAAACATCGCGGTTGGACCAGATGGCTTACCATTTAGTTCCACCAGATTTGCCGTATTGATCAGCTGGCCAAGTGAACTTGGCGCATACTGACCAAGCTGGCGAACGTATTCAGCTAGAGGATCTAGGTTAGCGAACGTCTGAGTGTAAACGGTGGCAAAGAATGCATGGTAATCGTTGAAGTTTGGACCTTCTACGTTCCAATGAAAGCTATGCGCCTTGAAATAAAAGATCATGGTGTCAGCTAGAACCTTGTTCAGCTGAGTGACTAGAGCGGCATCTTCTACTGCTTCGTTCATCTTTCTTTCAATAAGTTTCTTTTTAATCGCTGATTTGTCAATCATTTTTATCCCCTAGCACTTCCATGCTCTGCGCGACCAATAGTTAGCCTTGGTCTTATCTGTTGTATTTCCTTGTCCGCCAGATCTCGCGCAATACGACTTCTTACGAGCAGGAATGTGGCTCTTAATTGAGAGGCTCTTATCACCGAAGTTTACTTTCTTGATGTTTCCAGTCGATGGGTCTCTCACATACACCTTGGACTTTTTAACATCACCCTTCATAGGCTTATTTAGAGGAACTTCTCTGCCGTTATGTGTGGCTTCATTTACGAAATCTTTGAACTTTAGCATTGATTCTTCCTCTTCAGAATAAACTGATGATGTTTGAGTTAGTCCGCCAATTGAATATCCACCAGCGCCGTCAATTCTGGCGTTGATATCATTCGGTGGAACTTTTAGTTTTTTCTTTTTCTTTGTTTCAGAAGCAGCCACTAGAGTTGGTTGTGTGTTAACATCTAGTTGATCAGCAGGATCTACCGTGGCTTCTCCGACTGGAACGCAGTTAGGAACTCTGCGACCATTCTTCATCTTCATTCCAACAGCCTTGTATCCTTTCCAGCAGGCTTCATCTAGTTCATCAGTAGATTCTGAAACGCTCTTCCAACCACCACCCTTGGACTTGTACCACTTGGCAGCCCAACCATTAGCATATGCCGATGGATAGACATCAAACTTCTGTCTAGCCAAGCTCTTTGCTTTGCTCCAAAGTTCAGGGTTTGTTGGCTTGTTTGCTTCCAGTACAACTTCTTCTTTTGTCGCTACCATAATTGGTGCGCCTTGACGATCTGGATTAGGATCTTGTCTTCTTTTTCTCAGCGCTGCTTTCGCTCTATCTCTCTTGGACATATTTTGTGCTTGCGCTTTGGGTAGGCACTTTGGCTTACCCTCGCCTTCTTCTCTGGCGCAGTCACCTTTAATCTTTCCTTTGGTATCAAATCTAACCCACTTTTGCTTGAACCACGTTCTTAGATCTTCGTTCATTTCAAGGCCATTGCCAACACAGAAACCAAGATAGTCAGCAATTTGAACTTTGAAAGATTCTAGCTCTGACTCTGATGCCTCTTTCAGATTGATAGAGTTCTTGAACACAAACATGTTCTCAAACTTGTTAACTGTATTTTCCGCGTCTATCCACTTACGAATACGAACTGATTCGTTCATAGGCTTCGTTCTATCTTCGTTTCTTTCGCGGCTGACCTTGTTGGTAACTGAAACTAGAGTGTAGAGATACTCATAGTCTTCGCCTAGAGCTGCGCGAACTAGCTCAATCTTTTCCATGTCAGATGGTGCGTTGATCAGAAGGTTGGCATTAGACTCTAATAGTTCTCTGGCAGATCCAGTTAGGATTTGATCCAACTGAACTTCTACCAGGTCAAACCTGTTGAGGATGTTATTGATAACGTAATCTTTACCGCTTCCAGGGCCACCCATGATAAACATGGCCTTAACTGATTCGTTCATTGCTTTATGTACCTTATCGTGGATTTTTTCGCCCAACTTTCTATTGGAGTAGTGACTAATAAACTCGTCTTTCTTGCCAGCCTTGACCAGATCTCTCAGCTTTGATGCTGACATACCAGAAGCACCTTCGGCGTCTGGGTCTCTATGTCCCGCTGACTTGACTTCTATATTCTTGATGTTGTATTCTTTGCCATTGTAGTCATTGAGAAGCTTCTTGAAGTTCTCGACTCTATCAGAACCAACCACCATAGTCACGTGATCGTGACCCTGTCTCTGCAGATGTTGCATGGCATGGATAGCTGAGTGGATTCCAGGATCAGAAACTACATTCGTATCCTTGAACATACTACGCATAGCGCCAACTTTATCGCTATGCGTCAGAGGGTTTTTCTTTTTATCTTGTGTGTGCGATGGGAAGATGTAGTGTTGCCCACCAGTCTTCTCAGCATGCGCCTTAACTGCGTCGATGAGTTTACCATGACCGATCTCAGTCGGAGGGTTAAAGCGACCAAAAGTGAACGTTGCTTTACTCATTTTGTGCTCTCAGCATTTCTCTACGCATGTTATTTTGGCGTGTAAACTCAGTTCTGTTTACTATCTTAAGACCACCACCCACGAAGCCTTCGCCACCACCGATTATGCCATTCATTTTTGTAATGAAACCGCCAGAACCATTGCGATTAATTGCATCAGATAATTTATTTGCCGCAGTCTGAAGATGACCATGGATAGCTAAAGTCTTTTTGAATTTCATTGCGTTCTTATCAACGTGATTAAGAATCGCCATTTTCTTTTGTTCAGCCGCAGCCCTACCTTTGTCAGACTTCAGCTTTTCTATTTGCTTGTTATGCTTAATTTCTAAATGCGTCTTGTAACCTTGAACAGAGGGAGCCTCGCCGCTGCTTACTGTAGAATTAATGTATGAACGTAGTGTTTCTGCATGACCTTCATGATGACTGTGATCGTGTGTATCTAATAATGTCTCAGCCTGCCTAATATTGTCTACTATTTCTTGTTTATGATATGCAGTTAACTGTCTTTCTAATGGATCTACTGTATGTCTTACCATATGAACATCTGGGTGTTCTTTGAACGCTGAAGTATCTGTAATAGGCTCGGCAGTTCTATTTTGACCTGTTAATTTACTGTGTATTGTTACGCTTAATTTTGACGCTTTTAGTCTGGCTCCCTCTGGGGTATTTTGATGCGCCATGTATTGAACTGTGTTTGGTGTATGACTTATATAAGCACCATGCTGTGTTCTATCCTCAGGCGTGGACATATACCCACCCTGATACTCACCAGGATCGTCTGGTAGAACTTTACCAATGTGCTTTAGAACGTGTTTGAGTGTATTTGCCAGATATGGTTTATCAGCATGCTGCTGGTCAATATCTGACTGGCTAAAATTGTAGGTGGCGCCAGAGCCTTTATACTTGACGCCGACCTTACCGTCTTGGCGGCGAATAGCATGGAACGACATCTTGTCGTCGATCTTACGAGTAATTGGTACTCGGCCACTGACAATGCCTCTTAGAGTTTTGATTGCGTGAGCGGTGGCCTCAGGTCCATCAAATAGTCTGTCTGCTGGATGTTCCAGGTGTAGGATACCACCTGCTTCTGATTTGGCTTCTGAGAGAAAACTCTTGAACTTTAACATCCATACTCCACACTGTGGGACTATTTTGTTTTATTTAGGCATTTTTCATTTTTGCTATTGCGTCAGCCAAAGCTTCCTTAACTGGGCGCATCAACTTATCACCAGGAATGGTGCAAGTAGATCTTCCGCAAGCTGTAGCAGCCTTAAACTCATCTGGTGTGTACCACTGAGGCTCGACTCCCATCAGCGCAGCCAACTCATGCATATCAACAGCACCTTCGTTGACTAGGTTGTATGGGCCGATTGCTCCCTCTTCAATCAGATTACATGCCACCTTGACTGCTTCGTCAAGATCAGTCAGAGAGTTCTTACCAGAGTCTACCAGCTTACCATTCTTGGCATAGTTGAAGACCTTGGACAGATAGTTCTTTGGCTCGTTCAGCCCAGTGAACGGCATTCTAATTCTGAATATCAGACCAACATGCTTTAGATAAGAATCCGAAACACCCTTGCTCAGTGAGTAGGTACTGCCAAAGAAGTTCGGTTCAGCCCAAGGATCAACAATTTCGCCTTGGTAAATGCAGCCACTGGAGAAGTGGGCAAAGTTTGCGTCAATTTCATCGGCTAGTCTTTGCAGCAGCAAAGGCATAACCACGTTACCCTTCATCGTTGCAAACTTATCGTTTTCGCATGCGTCTACGTTAGGTGACCCCGTAACGCCTGCACAGTTAACAACCCAGTCATATTCTGCCTCTGGGTCAACGTTGAATGCTTTTTTGTGTGACACTAGGTCAATTTCATGACCTCTTGAGCGTAACTCGGCGGTCATCTTATTGCCGACCCAACCGCGACCAACTACCAGAATCTTCATATCTTACCTCTGAATGTTTTTACGCTTCTCAATTAATTCTAATACTTCAGGATCATTTTCCTGTTCTTTCGAAGGCGCATAGAGCGCTCTATATCTATCTTCCTTGGAGAGATCTGGTTTCTGAACATAGTAGATCGCCAAAGACTTTCTATAGGTTCCTTCTGGACATTGCAACTTACCAGCAAACCCATGCCAAGAATGTTGGGTTGTATCAAAGACGACTGCTCTGTTAAACTTGACGTCAACTGTTCTTACCAGCTGGTCTGGTTTATTAGTTTGCGGGTTGTTACTCCAGAGTTGCAATCCACCACCCCACGCTGGGTCCCAATCTCTAGAAAGATAGATGATAATATTTAGCTTGCGCTGCTTATTAATTTTTGGATGTATAGAATAATCCAAGTGTACATTAAGCTTACCGCCAGAGCCATGAATGTGCCAGCCACCACCATTAAGGCCAATGTCAGCCTCTAGAGTGGTGTGAAACTTTTTGCCTAGACACTTGGCTATCATAGGCGAGCACAAATCCCAGAATGCATTATACGTCGCTGGAGGAAACCTATCCCAGAAGTTCATCGTCTTCTTGACTTCTAGTGGGCTATCGTACGAGTACCACAAGGAACTATCGAACGAAGGAAACTCTTGCTCTAACTTTAGAGCAGTCTCTTCGTCAAAGAAGTTGTCAATAATACAATGATCGAATGGCTGGTTTTCTAGGGCTGCTTCTTCCAGTTTTGTATATGTTTCTAGGGAGATCATTTAGTTCTCTGTTAGAGTTGATAGATACTTACCATAAAATGTCTTAGAGCAAAGATTAGCAGTCATCTCAAGTTCAAATTGCTGAATCCAACCAGAAGTATACGCAACCTCATGGGGTGATCCTATGGCAATATTCTGTTGTTTCTGCAACGTCTGAATGAATATCGAAGCTTCCATCATGGAATCTGGCGTACCAGTATCAAACCAAACTGTACCGCGAAGCAACTTATTCACGCTGAGTCTTTGTTCGCTCAAGTATATATTGTTCAGATCAGTGATCTCTAACTCTCCGCGACTTGATGGGCGAAGATTGTAGACCTTCTCAATTACATCTTTTGGATAGAAGTACAGGCCAGTGACTGCTAGGTTGCTCTTTGGTGCGGTAGGCTTTTCCTCAATAGAGATAGCTTTGTTCTTCTTGTCAACTTCAACGACACCAAATCGTTCTGGGTCATGGACTTTAGTTGCAAAGACTACAGCATCATCTAGCTCAATGGCCTTCTGTAGTGTACCAGTTAGAGAAGAACCATGGAAAATGTTATCGCCGAGGATGAGCGCATAACGATCGTACGGATCAATCTCTGGGCCCAGAACATTGTGTACGATCCTGAATGCATCGGCGATACCCTTCGGCTCGTCCTGAACTAAGAAACGAATACGAATGCCCATAGAGACATAGCTGTCTACGAACAGCTGCTCGAACATTTGTTTTTCTTTAGGATTCGTGATGATGACAAAATCTCTGATGCCAGCAAGCATCAGAGTAGTTAGTGGATAGTAGATTAGAGGCTTATCATAGATCGGAAGAAGCTGCTTTGAGCAGGCTAGGGTTGCGGGATACAGCCTAGAAGAACGTCCTGCCGCTAAAATGATTCCGAGTGTTTTGTTAGACATGAATATACCCATTCCATATTAGAGTTGTACCAATCCACCGTTTTCACTAGAGCCTCTTGGAACTTTGCTTCTGGCTTCCAGCCTAGAAGTTTCCTTGACTCGCTAGTATCTATATCGTATCTAAAGTCGTGTCCCTTGCGATCCTCGACGAACTCAATCAAGTTTTCGCTCTTGCCCATGATGGAGAGAATCAACTTTGCAATATCCAGATTAGCCATCTGGTTCTCTCCACCGAACAGATACTTCTGCCCTGAAACGCCTAGTTGAGCAGCTGTATAAACACCGAGACAATGATCGTCAACGTAAATCCAATCACGAATATTGGTGCCGTTGCCGTAGATAGGGATCTGTTCGTCATTTGCGGCTCTCCTTATGATCGTCGGAATAAGTTTTTCAGGGTGTTGGAACGGACCATAATTATTACTGCAATTAGTGATAACAGTATCCATCCCATAAGTGTGGTGATAAGCAGAAACGAAATGGTCAGAACTAGCTTTGCTAGCAGAGTAAGGAGACCGAGGATTATACTGGCTCCGAATAGTGAAAGGTTCATCATGTGGGTTAAGACTTCCATATACCTCGTCCGTAGAAATGTGAACAAACCGCAGACCGTTACCAACAACTCTGGCTGCTTCTAGCAGAGAGAGCGTACCCATTACATTGGTCTGCGCGAATACAAGGGGATTTCTTATACTGTTATCTACATGACTCTCAGCAGCAAAGTTGTAGATAATCCTCGGGCGTTCGTAATTGATGATACTGCGCATCATCTGATGATCAGCAATGTCTGCGCGATAGAATGAATAGTTTGGGATGTCAATGTCTACTGAGCCAGCATATGTAAGAGCATCCACATTAACGATCTTCTCGTTTGGATGCTTTTCTGCATGGAATCTAATAAAGTTGCTGCCGATAAAGCCGCAGCCGCCAGTCACAAGTATTGTCATAAATTATGGTTGGAACCCCATTTTATCTAGCTTCAATTTACCAGAACTTGAGCTTCTTCTCTCTACGCCTTGTTTAGATCTAAGGAAAGCTTTCTTGGTAGACTTCTTTGGGTCTTCAATGTAAAATGTAATTTTTCCTTTGTCGGAAATACTGAACTTCAAAAAGTGCACATTACCAGCAGTAACATCTACGAAAAGATCATGGTACTTCTCGTCAGCCTTAGACTCTTGCATTAAGATTTTTTCAAAAAGAAAGTTCAACATAGCGCAAGGAGCGGCGCCATACTTTGTATAGTTGGCCATTGCCGCTGGATCTGATTTAATCATTCTCATGATGCTTGGTGGTACTGCATTCTTAGGAACAACTGTTTCGTTTCCTTGTTTCATATACTCCAGTATGGTGTCGATATCTTTTACTGGTACACCAGCTGCAGAAGAATAGAAAGTTCGGACAACCATGGCTGGCCCTGATACAACGTTGTTCTCGTTGAGTATCTTCATGGCCTTATATTGTTTGGTCTTTTCCCACTTGTTCTTAAGAACTGCGTTCTCTTTTTTGTCTAGGATGTCAATAACGCTGGATGGCTTCAAAACATTAGAAGATTTATCCGCAACCTTATTTGATATGAGGATTGGATTATTTTGTTTGTATACGATAAAGTCGTACAGAGCTTCTGTATCAGATTTAGAGTAGAAACAATAATTAGATTCTTTTATACCAGGCAAAAGATTATACTTTGCGATAAGAATAGGACCAGCCACCTCAGCGAAATAATTTTGTATCTCTTGGAGATGGGGTTTGGTTACTCCCTGTGGGATGTACACATTGGCGCCATTTTCAGTTTCTAGTATGCCAAGACATACACTAGATATTTTCTTGTTGGCCAGCTTCTTTAATTTATCGACAACTAGTTTTTTATGCGCAGAGATAGTTCTCTTTGTACCAGTAACGCCTAAATCTGATGGCTTCAACATCTCTTACACCTTGAGTCCGCTAAACTTTGACTTGCTATTCTTTGGTTGTTCCGCTTGACCAGAATCAGATATGTTCATCTGGGCACTTAACTCCAGATCATATAGCTTCATCTTGGCCTTGTCAATACCAATGGTGAACCTCTTATTTAGCGTAGGATCATTGTAGCGGTTCTTCAGCTGCTTCACCATGATCTGGTTCAGGTTCTGCAGTTCCTCGGTACTGATCAACGCAAACATCAAGTCGGCTGTAGCTGGCAGGCCAAACGACTCAGAGGTATCTTCTAGACCAGGATCAGAGTTGGTGAAGCCTGAGCGAGTGGTCTGGGTTGCTGACACCAGAGGCACATTACATTCAACGGCGAGACCTCGAAGTTCCTCTGCAATGGCTTTAATGTAGGTGTAGGAGTTGATATTGGCTCCTGCCTTGATTCTTGAAGAAGCGCATATATTAAGATAATCAACAAAAATGATATCAGGCTTAAAGTTCTTCTTGAGTTTAAGATCATTGATAAGTGCTCTGAAGTGTGCTGGATTGGCGGCGGCAGTTGGATATTCCTTGATGATCAACTTACCCTTGACCGTTTCTTTCAGCTTCTTCATTCGCTTATCATAGAGATCCTTCGGCATAAGCATCAGATCATCTAGAGTCACATTCAACAGGTTGGCGTCGATACGCTCAGCAATCTTTTCTTCAGACATCTCGAGAGTGATGTACAGAACGTTGTAGTTCTGCATCATACAGTTAGCGGCGACATGGCACATAAACAAAGACTTACCAACGCCAGTGCCAGCCAACGCAATGTTCAGAGTCTTCTGAGGCAAGCCACCCCTGGTTATTTTGTTGAAGTAGTCGAGGTCAAACGGGATACGCTTTTCCACGCGATGGTAAAAGTCATAACGATTAGAATACATGTCCATGTAGTCATGACCAATATGAGGATCAAAGGAAACAGCAAGAGCATCGCTGAGAAGCGTAGGAATGCTCCCCTTGCCTCTTGCAGGATCTTTATCATCCAAAATTTGAATCGAATCCATGATAGCATTGTAGATCGCTCGTTCCTGGCAAAACTTTTCAGTCGCGTCGAGAAGCCACTGTTGATCCTTCTCGGCATCAGCATTATTTATGTCATTCAAGACTTCGACGCAGTTCTTCAACTGCGTCTCGGTGAGTTTCTTATTATCCTTCAGTGCGATCTTTACGGCTGCGACGCTTGGCTGGGCGTTGTACTTTTGAATGTACTCCTGAATCTCCTGAAACATTACTCTTTCGTGATTTTCTTGCAGGTACTCTGGTTTGATATAGGGGATCGTCTTCCTCGCGAACTCCTCGTTCTTCATCAAATTCAACAAAATCAACGTCTCTAGTTTCATTAGCCGCCACCTTAATAGATTCGAGCAGGATCAATCTTACTATATTTGAGCACAGTCTGTCAAACTTTTTACACTTTACATTAACGCTCTTTGGGTTAGCTACTACAGTAGACTCAACGTCAATGAAGGCATTACCATTTGAATCCTCTCTTACTTTGATTTGGCCATATCGAATCTTTACTCCAGCAAACTTTCCACTAATTATCTCTATCGTAAAGGCATCTTCTTCTAGGGCATCGTCTAGACTATATCTGAAGTCTCTATCCAACTTCAGGGTCTTATCTACCCACCAGAACTGTAATGTTGCAATCTTGTTCAGCATATATGCAAGTATCATGCTTCCTCATCCTCATCAGCAACAAGCTCAACGTCATCGGGTGAGCCCATGACGTTAGACGAGAACTGATACATTCCCTGAATCGCATCAGTGAATGACTGCATTGCAAGCAGAGGATCCCAGAACTCAGCTGACTCAGTGTCAGCAGCACGCCACTTCTTCTGCTCAATCTCGCCGTCAGCATTCATGCGAGAGTACCAGCCATTGCTAGGCTTGGTGACGTGACCAGTCTCGAGCGCAATCTCAAGCAGGCCAGACCACTTGTTGATACCACCCTCATAGGTGACAGTCACAGGGATCTTCGCCTTCTCACGAACATAGCGAGACTTCTCAACGTTGATGATGAAGTTGTAGCCGACGATCTCAGTACCTTCCTTCTCTTGCTGTCGACCAAGGATGTAGATGTTATCGGCGCTGTAGTACGAACCAGTGCCGCCACCAACAATAGCCTTGGGGAACATGCCGATTTCCATATAGGTGTGGTTCACCACGACCATAGGAATATCCTTCAGCGTCAGATGGGGCGTAACCATACGGAACAGCGACTTGATCTGCTTGGCACGAGTCATATCACCAACAGACTTCTGATCCAGCGCATCTTCGACTTCCTTCTTGGAAGCAAGGTTGCCGATAGAGTCAACAACAATCATAACACGCTCACCGCGCTCTAGGTTCTTCAGCTGGTTCATGATATCGAACTTCAGCTGCTCAACGTCAGTGATTGGAGTATGAATAATCTGATCGGTATTGATACCGAATGACTTGAAGTAGCTCTGAGGCGAACCAAACTCAGAGTCATAGAACAGGATTACAGAATCAGGATACTTCTCCTGATATGCCTTGACCATCAACAGGCTGAAGGCAGTCTTGAAGTGCTTCGATGGACCAGCCCACATAGTCAGGCCAGGTGTAAATCCGCCATCAATACTACCAGACAACGCAATATTCAATGCGGGGATAGATGTAGGAATCATATCCTTCGCTGCGAAGAACTTCGACTTGGTCAGGATTGCTGAGTCCTTGATCGTAGAGTTCTTCTTCAATTTTTCAAGTAGTGACATACATTATTTCCTCAGTACAGTTGGAACCCATGTTCTTTTATCATCAGCTTCGTCTTCATCGTCATCACTCATTTCAATACCGAACTCGTTATTCATAGAGTGAGCGCGAGAGTCTATCGGCTTCCGTCTAGTATACTTCCTTTTTGGTTTAACTTCAAGCGATTTTCTATGTTCTATGGATACATTACCAGCGATCAGAAGGATTACAGCTAGCGGATCAAAGACCATGATGAGTAGGATAATGACGCCACGAACAGCTGCATCGAAATGGCTTTCAGCATCTTCCTTGCCATACACCAACTCTGCGATGTATTTCAACGGACCAACTTCAACTTCAATCTTTTGCACCTCAGCTGAAATCTTATTACGCTGAGCCTTCAGTTGTACCAGTTCTTGCTCTACTGTCTTGCGCTCAGCTTCAAGTCCTTTACGTTCAGCATCAAGTCTGCGCTTTTGTTGCAGACCAGCAGAAATGTTACCACTCTCCAGATACTTTTCAAGTGATGTGTCAATGTTATTCAGCTGACGCTCGATCAGGGAAATAGTCTTTTCCTTCGATTCAATCGAGTCATTAACAGTCTGAAGTTCAAACGAAACATCGGCCGATGACGTTGCAGTATGCTCCAAGTGCGCCTTGGACAAGAACCCAAAGACGCCCATCGACGTAATGAACATCAACATCAAAACTGCAATGATAAGATACGTCTTTAGCAAGAACGGAGAATTTCTCCAGTTCCTATACAACCAAGAAGCAGCCACAAGCTTACCAAGCTCAAGGGTTGCACCCATGGCAATAATAGCTACAGTTGCTCCAGGAAATATGGAGATCAAGCCAACTACAGAGTAGTATGCGGCTGTAACGGACAACAAAAATCCAGAAAGAAAAACCAATAGAGTTAGCATGACTTATCCTTTATTCCGTATTTCTCAAATACGCCACCGTAGATACGTTGTTCGTGCTTGATTATTTCCTTAAAATGCTTCACTGTTGTTGACATTACAGTTTTTGCATACGCACCAGTCAAACTATAATTTGGTTTGTTCCTAGTCTCGCACAGCTTAAACAAGAAATAATCGTTGTAGTGTATCAACAATTCTTCTGGGATCTTCTCGTAAACTGACTTGTGTATCCCAATGATAACAGCAGCCCTATGACGAAGCCTATTACAGTCTACGAACTTGACATCTTCTAGTTTGGCTACGTTCGCTAGGTTAGTATCATCATCCAGAGGACTGTTGCAGTAGTCAACATGCATAGTTATCATGCCAACATTAGGGGAAATCTTACTGTCCATAGCATCAACAATAATAGCGTCAAACATCACATCGTCGTTGATGATTAGCAGATTGTCAAACTTGGCATGCTCCCAACCATAGTTCCAAGAAGGAACTGGGTATATGTTTTGACCAGTTGTGTAGTAAACAACTTTGGACAAATCACATGTAGCCTGAACTCTCACTGATGGGTCATTGTCAATGAGAATAATTTCTCCAACTAATGGGTGATCATTCAGCTGGGGAAGCATCCTGTTGATCTCTTTCCCCTTCCACATGGTTGGTACTATGACTGTTATCATGAGAATAAATCCTCTAGAGTAGCTGTGTGTTCAACTCGCCATCCAATGCAATCAAGAATAATCTTAAGTGGTTCTATGAACGACTTCTCTAGCTGCATGTCATAGTCAATAAACTCTTCAACACGCAACTCTTTAGGCAGAGCATTCAAGAACGCTATAGTATTGTTCTTGAACGGATTAGGCTGCTTGAGATAGCAAAACTTGATCTTCTCACCTTCTTTGATGAGTTGATACTTCTTATTTAGTTTGCGCTCGTTGATCGCATGGTTATACACCAGCACGCCCTTGACGTGAATAGGTGTACCCTTCTTGAAGATGTGTAGAGCGTCATAGTATTCAGTCACACCATTCACAGAGCGAGGGAACGAAATATCCTCAATGGGCAGCTTCCTGAATTCTTCTCTGAACTGCTCAATGAAAGAGATCATCCTAGCTTCGTCTTGGCTCATGATAATCTTGAACGCTTGCTTAATCTTGTCACGGCAAGCAGCAGGAGTTGACGACTTGATCGCCTCAAGACCCATGATCTTGAGCTTTGGCTCTGCATACTCAACGCCTTCGACGTTGTACGCATTCAAGATATATCGCTTCTTCGCAGTCCAGATTGCTTTATTGGCGAGGGTCTCTCGCTTCATTTGCATCTTTTGGCTATATGCGTTAACGTAGTCAGCAAGCTCTTGATAAGACTTATCAATAAAAGGTTGAACCTTATCTTCACAGATTTTGTCCATGAGTCTGATAACGTCAGCAGTCGATTTTTCCTTCGGTATGAACTTATCAACCAGTGGAGCAAGGTTGAGATAAATGGAATCAGTATCTGACGCAATGACATAGTCCTGTTCCTTCTGTACAAGTTTGCTCATGTAGCCATTAAGCTTGTTCTCAATCCAGCGAATCGACAGCTGACCCGATAGAGTGATTGCTTCGGCGATGCGGATGTCGAAGAAGCGGAAGTATTTATTGCCAATCGCGCCATAAGCTGAGTTCAGAGATACCTTCTTTGCCATCTGCAGGTTATTGTATCTGGCGATTTCCTTCTCGAGATACTCAACCTGAACCTTGTCATCACGAACCTTCTCAATCTTCTTCTTGGCGTCCATAGCCATCTTCTTGTATCGGCTACGATCCTTGTACATCGTATCCATGATCTTCGGCAGGAAACCCTGCTTCTTGGTCTTGAAGAACTGATTGTTCGGCGTCAGCGTAACTTCCAATTCCTTGAGCGCAGAAAGATCATGAGTTTGATTTAGCAGAGTCAGAACATCAACCGTAGGAATACCATTGACATGAGTCAGCGTCTCTGGTGAGATGTTGTACTGCATAATCAAGTGCGGATACAGACTGTTCAGATCAAACGAAGCAACCCAGTTATGCATACCAACGAGCGGATCCTTGACATATGCGCCTTCGTATGCTGCAGCCTTCTCGCCATGTTTAGCCTGAGGAATGACGATCTTGCTCTTCTTCAGATGGTTGTAGATGATGGTATCCCACATACGAACCTGTGAGAACACATCATCATAGTTAACCTTGTTATCGTACGCAAGAGTCAGAGCAAGCTCAATCAACCTGCCCTTATCGTTTAGCTTCTCGACAAGCTCAACGTCCTTGATGTTATACTCGATAAACTTCTGGAAGTCATGCTTGTACAACTCATGAAGATTAGCGAACTCAGAGTAGTCGATCTTCTTCTCGCCCAGTTCCATAGAAGCAACATGGTCAAGCCTATACGACTCTTGAGGTGTGAAGCTGTACTTCTTGTACAGATCAAGATAGTCAAGGATGGCGATACCGAAGATGTCGAAGTGAATCTGTACACGATTCATAATCGTAGTCTCGCGCTGACTCACCTTCTTCCATGGCGAAAGCTTGATAGTGTAGTCTTCGCCCAGCACACGCGTGATACGATTTACGAGATACGGAATGTCAAAGAACTTGACGTTCCAACCAGTGATGATATCTGGATGTGATTCACTGAAGTCATTGACGAACCTAGTCAACAACTCATGTTCGTTAGAACACTTGCTGTATCCAAGACCAGTCTTATGTGGAGTGTATTCGCCACAGCCATATGTGTGAGTGTAGTCACCAGTCTTTACGGTGATGGCTGTAATTTCTTTGTTAGCATCTGCTGGCTCGGGGAAGCCATCATCAGAAGCAACCTCGATATCAAGATAGCAGACCCTGACCTGATCCCTATCCCAAAAGACATCGTCTGGGAATTCATCAGAGATGAACGCATATTCATAACGATTGAGACCATAGATGGGAAACGTATCGACGTCCTTGTATCTCTCGATGAATTCACGCGCATCGTTGATGTTCCCAGGTTCGATGGGTTCAACGTAGTCGCCCGAAAGGGTACGCCACTCAGAGCGTCCCTTTGCGGGCACATAGAATGTAGGCCGATACTCTATGCGGCGAGCAACTCGCTTGCCATCTTCAACACCGCGATAGAGGATCGACTTACCATAGACCAAAACATTCGTGTAGAATTTCACTCTTACCCCGTAATTAGCTGCTTTGGCGGTACAACAATTCCGCCGAATACGCTATTATACTGGTTTGCCATCTGATCGTCAACTGCTTCGCACAGAATGATATTTTTTGCGCTAAATGTAATAGTCTTGTCCTTGCCCAGATAAGGCATGAAAGGCAAGAAGCCCAACGCTGCTCGACCATCTGGGCCAGGCTGAATAGCAACTACAACTACATTCTTGAGCGCAACGGCGTCATCAGTTTCACTTACGACTTCGCCAACAACTTCTTCACTCGTCGTCAACTTCAATGCTTTCACTGTCATTTTCATATCCTTCTTTTGGTGTCATCTTTTTTGAGAATGCAGGATTCCGCTTCGCAACTGAACCCTTCCTTGCGTATGCAATAACTTCTTTCTTGTTTACTGGTTTATCATTCAGATAGTACACATCGTCTAACATGGTCCATCTGTCACCATTACATCTTAAATACCAGCCCATTGATTCTTCGATTCTGATCTTGTGCTGTTGAAACAGCTCTCGAAGCTCTACTATAGTGTGCATATAATTACCACTTCATTTTTCTACCCACAAACCACCCATCAGGAATGGGTTGTTCTTTCGGAATGCATTTATTAGTTTTTAAGTGTTCATTATATATCCACATTTTACCATAATTACTATTTTTGGCGCCCTGCTGGTGCCCATTTTTTGAGTATGTTTCTTTTCTCTTGTTTCTAGAAGTTTCAGAAAGAGCAGCAGCAGTTGCCATACTTTGATATCTCATCACCTGTTCTCTGAACGTTGGATCGTCCCTATAAAGCTGTTTGTACTTTGCTGCGCCTTTATCACCAGCAATTTTTGCTGATATGCGCCGCCAATCAGATCCATACTTTTTCTCTAGAAATTCATCAGTCTTCTTTCTTCCCAGTTTCTGGCCCAACTTAACAAGTTCTTTTTTTGATGCTTGGCCTGATAAACCAAGCCAAGCCATTTTATCTTCTTCTCTGCCATATTTCTCATAAAGAATCTTATGAGCATCGGCATGCTCTTCGACCGTCAGTTCGACTAGATTTGAAGGATCGTCTGATCCGCCCATATGTCTGGGTATTATGTGGTGTATGTGTTTCATACATCTATTTAGTATTTTCTAGCGGAGGATGGAGTCGCACCATCGACCTCTGGATTATGAGTCCAGCGTTCTGCTACTGAACTACTCCGCTTCCGAAAATGCGCTACTCCGCAATCCTCTTATTTAGTCTTCAGACTCAGACGTATCTGCACCAGGACGGCGCAGCTTGTATCCAACATGATTAGCATGTGCAGCAATAAACGCTCGGCGCATAGCACCAGCCTCATGCGCATTTGTCACATGACCGCTGGCCTGCGCCATCGTCAGCATTCGCTTCAGATAACGCGGCAGCTTCGCCTCATAAAAGTCGCTTCGATTAGCCATTCAACACCTCTTCACATTTAGCCCAAATCTTTCCTGTTGACCTTCCATACGAATCTGGAAGTTATGGTAGAACATATCCTTACCATCTCTACCATACGTCGTTCCCATACCATAGACTGGCATACCATCAGCCAAAGCCCAATATGGGGGCTGATCCTTCTCCCAATCATATCGCTGAGGAGCTACATCATACCTTAATGGCATGACCAAGTCAACTGGAACTCCTGCAGACTCAGCAGCATAAGTGTATTCTTCAGCAACATCTCCACGAGCTGTTTCATATGCTGAAGGACGACCAATCTTATTGAATGTTTCAGCAGACAAGGCTATCGCCGATGGCGCAGCAAAGACATGTTGATTGTTATTGATATGGTTGCTTCTCTGGGCATTGCCAATAACCTTACCCTTCGCAGCTTCCTCGATGTAGTAATCAATAGCATCTTCATGCAACGGCATAGCATCAATATCCAAGAACAGAATAACATCATAGTCTAGTTCTTGCTTGATCTCAAACTCTGGCTTGAATGTCTTATCAACACGATAGCCATTAACTGACCAAAAGTAATCAATCGCAACACCATGAGGCATGTTAACCTTCATAATATAATGGTGGTGTTTGCTTTTATTGTACTTCTCAACAACAGACTTCTGCAGTTGAACTGTTTTAGTGTCGATGTTGTCCATAAAAAAAGATGCGATACAAGCTTTCATAGTTTTCTCCAAGGCAATGACCCATTATTTCGTCGAAGCATCTCAGCATTACCCTGAGCGAAGAACTCTGGCTGTACTGAATATTGCGAGTTACCAACTGTGTAGTTGACACTATAGTTATATGTGCTCTCAAAGTTCGGTGCAATCTGCCGAAGAACATGACATAGCGCACGATCAACTTCCATCTGGCCAGGCTCTCTGAACTTGCGATACCAAGCTGGCGTTATGCTCACGGCAAGCTTCAGAGGGAGGAAATAGCAGTTGACATCGACGAAGTAGTCTCTTGGGTCTATTACACTAGACCACTTACCGAGGCTTTCGCAATCGTCGTTACAAAGAAAGTCTCCATCTTTGTTGACAATCTTGCGCATAGAGAAAGCCCAGTCATATCCTTTCTCCATCACCTTGATACAATCTTCGATGTGCGTCTCGTCTATTGTGTTATCATCATCCAAATACATCACATAGTCTGACTCGCACATATATGTGGCCATGGGATAGATGCGATGAGCGTTCCAACGATCTTTACCAAGGGGCCATGGCAGAGTATAGAATATGACCTTATGCATATCTTGCAGATACAGCCTGCTCTCGATATTCTGCACTTTGGTATTATGCTCTGGGCCATCAATCAAGACAAGATGAGTGACATCCTGATGAGTCTGTCTTGCGACAGACTCAATATTACGCTTCAGGATTGGATTGCCTGTGGTGGCTGTTACGACTGTAACTTTAGCCATACACGATAACGCCAGTGCCAGACCAGTGACCGATTTCCGTGAAGTCGTACTTCTTGACGCCATCGCCAGATACATTCGACCACCAGATGTTCATCTCTGGGTTACAGTGGATATCATCCCAAAGCGTGATGCCCTTGTAACCAGACTTGATGAACCACTCATGGAAGTCTCGTTCCTGAATACCATCATGCGGATCAACGTCAATGAAGATGAATGGCGAGGTCAACGTCAGGGGATCTTCCCTGAAGTCACCGATCTTGTACTCAACATTCTCTGGCAGATTGAGTAGCTGCTTCATTTCGATGATGTCATAGGAAACAAC